AACTTGATAATATGGAATTTAATTCATATAAATTAAAAGATAATGAATATTATGATTTTCAACAGTTTAGAGATGCTAAATTATTTAAAAAAACATCTATACCAATACCACAAACTATTAAACGTATTAAAAGAATGTTACAAGGTATTAAAAAGAGTAATAAAAATAGTAAAATTATTTTTCTTACAGCCAGATCAGATTTTGATAATAAACATGAATTTTTAAATACATTTGAAGAACATGGTATAAAAATGGATATGCCAACAGTTCATGTTATTAGATGTGGAAATATGAAATCAGGTACTATACCAGAAAGAAAAAAGAAAATTATACTTGATTATCTTAAAAGTGGTGAATATAGAAGAGTAAGATTAATTGATGATCATAAACCAAATGTTAAAGCATTACTTGATATTGAAAATAATTTACCTAAAGATATTGAAAATGCTGTAAAAATGCGTTATAATATACCAGAAGATGAAACATTTCCTGTAATACAATTTTTTGCATTATGGGTTAAACCAGATGGAAGTTTACAGAGAATAAAATAATGAATGTATTAAATAAAATAAAAGATATTGAAATTAATTTTTTTAAATGGGTAATAGGTATTCTTGTTACTATATCTATTACAGGTGCTAGTTTAACTATAGCAGATCAAAATAAAAAAATAGATAATAAAGTAGATAATATAACATTACAAGAAATGATTAAAAGACTTGAAGAAAAAGATAAAACAACAGATAAACAATTAGATAGACAATATGATAAAATCCAAACTATATTAAATGAACAAAAAGATTTGTTAAAAATTGTTATAAGAATACAACAAAAAATTGATAAAAAATAAAAATGTGTAAAAAAGGAGTTTATTATGGAAAAATGGAAAAAACCAGAAATTGAGAAAATAACAAATGAAATTGAAACTGTGTTTAGGTGGGTATCTGGTGAAGACGAAAATAAACGACAACCATGGAGTCAACCACCATACCAAAAATCATTTTATACAAAATTAAAAGAAATGATTTTTGGTAAAAATATAAAGGAACAAATAATATGAAAAAGTTTATAGTATTGTTTATAATATTGTTTAGTATAAATGTATTCGCATTTGATGGTGAAAAACAATTAATATCAAATTTAACAAAATATAGTGGTGGTAATATAGAAGACGAGGTGTTAATTTTAGAAAAAGAATATAAATTATTATTTGATAATAAAGAATGTCCCATTTGTGAAGTAATGAAAATATCTATTGATTTAAAATATAATCCTTATATAGTTCTTAAATTATTATATTCTATGGGACAAAATGTTGAACTTGATGAATTATGTTCTTGTGCTACAGAAGCAGGTATAAATAAATCTATTATAGCAAGATCAGCAGTTGATTCAGTTAATACATTTGATAATCCAATTTTTGATAGAGATGAAATAATACAATCACAATGTTTAAGTGGTGAAAAAGGTTTAGGATATACACCAGAACAAAATAATGTTCCACCACCTTCTATTAAATCACAACCACAACAAAAATATTCACCATATGGAAATTAAATGGAAATTATTAATTTAAGTAGTATTTTGTTTATATATTTATTGATATTATTAACAATAATTTGTAAAGTAATTATTGATAAAATTTCTATGTCTACATGGAAACCAATTTTAACAAAGGATTTATTGGATTCTTTAAATTATTCTTTTAATATAACTGGTATATATCCAGTAAACTTTAACAAATTAACAGAAACAGAACAAGATAATTATCTTAGTCATGCTGTTGGATATTTAAAATTAAATAGTATGTCAACATTAAAAGAATTAAAAATTAAAAATGATAATGATGTATTATGTTCATTATTAATATCACATATTAAAAATAATTAAATGACAATATTATTATATGAATATAACAAAATAAATGATAAATGTTCAATAACTTAAAAAAAGGAATTGTTTAATGAATATTTTAAACAAATTAAATAAAATCAATAGTGAAATACAATTAAGTGAAAGTGGTATTAGAAATATAAAAAAATTAAGAAATCAATTTAATAAAGCGGAAATTTATTTTCATATGGATTTAGATGGTGTTACATCAGCCATAGGTATGAAAAATTATTTGGAAAATCAGGGATTTAAAGTGATTAATGCTTATTCTATTCAATATGGTGATAAAGAATATGCTGTACCAAAAGGTAAAAAAGGTGTAATGAAAGTCCTAGTTGATTTTGCACATGGTAAACCAATGTTTGAAATTCATCAAGACCATCATGATGATCAAGTTGGTGTTGGTGATAATACGTCAACATCTTTTAAACACGCACCAAGTGGAGCTGGTATTATTTCAGGTGAAATATCACCAAAAGATATTTTTCCTCAACAAGATTTAAAAATAATTAATACTGTTGATAGTGCTGATTTTGCAAGCCAAGGTTTAACCCCTGATGATATTATTAATGCTACTTTTAATATTAGAAAAGACATACCAGTTGCAAAAAATCATCAAATGATGGGATTTGTCGTTAATAAATTATTATTATCATATAAAAATAAACCACAATTTCTTGAAAATGTAGTAATGACATCTAAAGCATCTTTAATATCTATGTTCAATACAATTAAAAAACTCGCACAAGCCGATGGATATAAAACAGTTGATCAGATAGAAAGTGATTCATTAAATTATCAATCAAAACAAAAAGACAAAATTATAAAAGATGGTAAACTTAGTGATATTAAAAAATTAAAAAATGGTGAATCTGTCAAAATAGGTAATTTACTTGTTCAGTATGGTGGTGGATATATGGGTAAACTTAATCAATATGATAGATATACACCATTTAAATTAAATCCAGAAGTAAATTATTTTACTATAGCATGGCCTGTTGGTTTAGTTCAATTATCACAAAACCCATTTAAAAAACTAGATAAAAAACTTCATTTAGGTAATTTAGTTATGAAAGATGTGATGCCTAAATTTAAAAGTAAATTAAAAAGTATAGATATTACACTTGATTATATTAAATATACATATGAAAAAAATATTATAAAAGGAAATCTTCAAAATGCTGTTGGTTTTAATTTTTCTGATATTATGGCATTATATAGTAAGAAAATAAAAGGTATTCCATTAAAAGGTGGATATAGAGATTTAATTATTGATATATCAAATAAACCATATAATAAATTATCATTAAAGCAAAAAAATATAATGAAAAAAGTTACTATAGATGCATGGGAAATAATTATGGCTGGATCAGGTGGACATCCAGCTATAACTAATTTAAGTGGATTTAATTTTATAAATAAAAATCAGTGGCCAGGTGGTAATATTACCTTGTTAAAAGAAATACAATATGAAATCGCAAAAAGAATGCAAAAAGAATAAATATGTGAAAGAAGAACATGTAAATAAATAATAAGTGAAATTAAAAAAGGAGACTGTTTATGTTAGGAAAAAAGAAAGATATTAAAATTTATCTTGCAACAATTATACTGATGATATTTACTATCGGATGTATATCAATGACAGGTGGAGATGCTATTATAAATAATACATATAAAGTATTAAAAACTACACAAATAGGATATGATAATTCTATGAAAATAATAGCATCATTACATAAACAAGGTAAAATTACTAATGAACAAAAAAATAAAGTGATTGATCTTGGTAATGATTTTGTAGAAGCATATAAAATTGCTACGTTAGCATTAGAAATGTATGCAGAAGGTAATATGTCAAATGTTAAAGTATCTGAATCATTTGATAAATTTATTCAAATTCAAAATAGATTTGTAAATCTTATAAGGGAGATAGTATCTAATGAAATATAAAGACGTAGAAAATGTTTTAATGATTACTGATTTGGTGGCAAGATTTGGTATTCCAATGATTGAAGGTGTAATAAGTACTATTAGATCTAATAGTCCAACAATTAAGGATATTTATAAATTACGAAAATCTATTAAAAATCCAGAATCTTATTTTGAAAATGATGGAACATTAAAACCATTAACTATTATAGAAGATTTTGATGAAGATAATACTAATTCTGATTAATGATACAAAAAATAAATTATCAATTTTTTCAATCATTAATTAAAGTTAGACCTATTATAAAAATCAATAAAAATAAGGAACATACTATGGGGTTTTGGGGTCTTAAAATAAAAGGTAAACATATAAACTGGTTAGATTTAAAAGATATATTCAAGAGATTGTGATGATGGAAATCGTATTCTTAGAGGATGGTTAAGTAAAAAAGGATATGGTAATGTTCTTGCAATGGATGTTTCAGTTATGTTTTCTAATGGTATGAGACATGCGTTAATAGGATTTTTAAATAAAAAAGATCAATTAATTTATGGTGATGCTAGATCAGGTAAATTAATTGATCTTTCTACAGATACTATTATTGAAAGAATTATTGCTTAGTATACATTATTTCTAATGTAATGTAATTATTAATTATATTTTCAATATATTTTGATGCATTTTTTTTGTTTATCGCACCTACATATTTTTGTAAAGCTTCTACAATATTTTTTTTATCATTAAAATATTCTTTTAATATTTCACAACCAAGTTGAATATTATTTTTAATATAATAAACTTCATTGGGTTTCAATTTATTTTTAGTTATTTTATCATTATGAAATTTGGGTATTATTTGCATAAGTCCGATAGCACCCATACTACTTTTTGCTAATGGATTAAACATACTTTCTTCTTTAATTAAACATAAAACTAAAAGTGGTGGTAAATTTACTTTTTTACATTCAACAATTAATGATTCTACTATTTGAATTTGAATCTGTGTATCAATATTTGGATTTAAATAATATAATGAATCCAATAAAAATTTTTTAATTTCAAGATTATTACTTATTAGTTTATTTTGTATATTAATTAATTTTTTATTTTTTTCTATAGAATTTTGATAATCTAACTGTAATTGTTTAAATTGTTGTTTATTTGTTTGTATATCTATATATATAGTAATAAATATAAACATTATAAAAATAATAGAAATTATTGTTATAAAATTATTAATTTTTTTCATTATCATTCCTTATTAATTCTTTAATAAAATTATCTTCTTCATAATCATTAATTATTTGTTTATAATCATTAATAGTAAATTTTTTTTGATTTTTCTTTGATTTTACATAATATTTATTTCTATTACTACCATCTTTTCTATATGTCTTACCCATTTACTTCATAAACTCCTATTTTTTATTTTCTTTTTGAAAATCATTAATTGATTTTCCTCTAATTGTCTCTGCCAATTCCCATACATAATCATAAATATGTAAACCTTTTGAACTGGCAATAATTTCACCATTTTTAACACCTATTTGTGATGCACAATATTGTTTCATTATTTCTATAGCAGCAAGATTTGCAGGAAATCCACCAAATAAATCCCATGATCTAAAGTATGGCATGAAATGAAGTTTTCCATCTTGTATTCTGGTATCAATATGTCTTAGGCATGGTGGATCTTGTAAAATCATATCAGTTGGTTGACCAACTTGCATTATCATTTGATTGTTCCTATAACCTTTGTTTTTATATGTCCATATTAATAATTCCATCTGATTTAATAACCAGTCATTATATTGTCTATTAAGAATTTCTTTATTATTTTTTATTTTATCAATATCCTGATTAATAATATTTTTATAATCATCATCATTATAACATGATATAAAATTAGGTTCAAGTATACAAGCACAAATTCTTTGTCCATAAGTATATGATTCACCTTCTTTTTCTTCACCTGTCATAAGATATGGTAAATAATCATCAAGATAGTCATCTGCAACAGGATTTGGTATTGTACTTCCTTCTGCAAGTTGTGGTAATAATTCACCTTTATCTGGATGTATTATATGACAAGTAACCCAATCAAATTCAAGTCTTTTTTGTCCTTTAAATGACCCCTTATCAATTATAAATTCTCTACCTTTTTCTATACATTTATATAAAAGTTGAAACCAAGCATCTGGTAATGTTACTGCATTTATATTAATTAATTTTAACATATTTACCTTTTTATTTTAATTCATTTATATCAATCCAATGTTCATTATAAATTTTCTATTTTTTCATATCAACAACACCTGTACTAAATTCTTCCATAATAACATTAGTTAATTCTTCTGTTTTAGATATTTCACCATTTTCAAAAATTAGTAAGTACATAATAATTTCTCCTTAAATATTTAAAATGTATTCAATATTATTAATGTTTTTTTCAAAATAAGTTGCTATTGTCATATTTTTCATCATATTATTAATAACATTAATTGGTACAGTTTTACTATCTCTTATAGTATTTCTTTCATATATTAATTTAGTAGGAACAAAAACTTGTTTGATCACATAATTATATTTTGTACTTATTGTATTAATGATATTACGTCTAGATTTTCTTGTTAATGAAGTATTACAAATATTGATATTTTTTTCAGTTTTAACAATATCATTAATTTTTCTTTTCATAAGTTTATTAATATTAATATTTTTTTCTTTACAATATTTAAATGCATTTTCATAAATTTCCTTATTCGTCATCATATTAATATAATTTTCAGATACATAATTTTTGTATATTTCTACTCTTATATCATCCCATGATACAATAGGGTCCCCAGTTTTTTTGGCAAGATAATCTTTACCAGATCCAGGTAATCCGGTCCAAATTGTTATTGTTGGTTGGTCTTTATCAAATGGTTTAAGAACAAAATCTTTTATAACATTTTCTTCATCATCATCATCTTCACAAATAGAACCAATACTATCAATATAATTCATTTTTTTATAATAATTTTTTATGATGGTATTATTATTACTAAAATAATTAAGTTTATGTCTATTTTTATAATATATCATATGATTAGCCATTGCAGGAAGACCAAATTTTAAAAAATTATCAAATTCTTTTCTGTTAATAATATTTTTTGTATACAAATAATTAACAAAATCTATTGTAGGTTGAATTGATGCATCAGCATGTCCATAAAAAGATACTTTACCATTATCATTAACTTTTCTTGTAATTACTTTTCCAATATCATGACAAAGTGCCATTATTAATTCTATATAATCTTCTGAATTTGCAGCATTATATACTAACATGGTATGTGTCCAAAGACTACCTTCAAGATGATAAGGATTAAAATTATTACTATTTTCATAATGATTACAACTATTCATAGATTCAAATAATTCTGTATTATCAAGAAATGCCTTTAATATATCTATTTTGATATTTAACATTAAATTTAATACCCCTTTTTAACTGTTACTGTACCATCTATTTTAAGATTATATATATAATTACCATTATAATCATCTATTCTAATAACACCCCATCCTGTAGTTTTGGATGGATCAAGATGGTATTTTTTACAATCAAATGCTGAACTTCTAATTAATTGTGCCATTTTATAACTACAATCTTCACCTCTAATTTCAGTAAATTTTTTATTAAAATCTTCAAGCCATTTTAAAGTGAATGTTACACCACCATCCCAATGTTTATAAAGTTTACAATAGTTAACACCTTCAACTATTATAGTAGCACTTGTACCCATAATTTGATCTCCTTATATATAATATCAATCTATAAATTTTCAGGTTTTATCATTTTACCATCAGTTATTGAAATAATTTGAGCTGTATTATTAAAATAACATATAGCAAATTCATTGTCAATAGTTACCAATTCAAATTTACCATCTATAACTGGTTGATTATATATTCTTCCTGATGAAAAAGAAAGTTTTTTATTTGCTGTAATAATTTTTAATATAAGTCTTTGAGTTGAATCAATAAATACTAAAATGAAATAATCATGAATACGTTGAATACTAAGACCCCATAAATCACTATTTTTATAAAATAATTGTTCTTCTTTTAATTCTAATTGATCGTTTTTTATTTCAATAAGCCTAACAATACCACTATTTTTTAATTGATAAAATAAAACAAATTCTGTATCTGAAAGTTTAAAAGATGCTAGTTCTGGAATATTTTCATATGCGAATATATATTTTTCTATAATTGTAATAAAATCATTGCTTATATTTAAAAGTAATGATTTACCAACATTATTTAAAGTATCATTATATGTTAATATGGCACGAGTAGAAGATATAGATATAAGAGACATAACAGTTGTATGTGTATTATCATCAATAATACACATTTGACCAGAATTAACATTAACACCATCTATATTAATTATTTTACATATGATTTTTTTTAATAATCTATGATAATAACATAATAAAAAATTATCATCATCAATAATACTCATATCTGTAATATATGTTTTAGAATTATTAATTTTCTTTTTATCACCATGTATATTATTTTCATAGTCAATTACTGATATAGTATTATAATTGAAATTGTCATTAATTTCATGATAAAAAGTTTTTGTTTTTGTATCAAGAGTGTTTAATATCATATTTTATTGGAAGGGGATGTAGGATTCGAACCTACGAAAATACCAGGATCAAAACCTGGCGTGTTAAACCACTTCACCAATCCCCTTTATAATTATAGTATTTCCATTTATGTTCATCATAATAAATCAATAGTGTTAGTTTACTGTTAAATCATAAACATTACATTTTTTAAGATATAATTAAATTTTAGTGTTTAACATAATCAATAATATTTATCACTTCTTGATAATAAAATTTTGGTACAGAAGGAGAGATTTGAACTCTCAACCTCATAAGAGGGAAGGATTTTAAGTCCTTTGTGTAAACCAATTCCACCACTTCTGCTTATAATTTTGGCTCCAGAGAGTGGATTTGAACCACCATAACCTATTAGGGTATACATTGCGTTAACAGCGCAACCTCTTTCCAATTAGAGTACTCTGGAATAATTTTTTGTCAAATCAATTTAAAGCATTATAACTTATTTAGTATTAATAGTCAATATTAATTTTATTAATTTTATTAATAATCACTTATAATATGATAATAAATTTATTCATCTTCATAAATACCAAATTTTTTCCTTAAATCAACTTTATTTTCTGATTCTAATATTTTTTTACATTCAGGGCAAGTTACATCTTCTTCATTTTCAGCTTCAAAAACCATACCACCACCCATAAACCCACATAAAAAATTTCCATCTCTCATAAAATGTGATACATGTCCCATATTACACCTTCTTTTCTATATATATAGATTTTTAATTTTAATATAATAATACAATTCATCAATGGATGACAAATCAGCAATTATGTTGTTTTCTTCATCATAAATTTTTGTATTATTTTTACCAAAATTACATTCATAAATCCACCAATTTATATAATCTGTAATAATTTCTACATTTCCACAGATCATACAAAAAAGATCAATTGTTTCATCATATGAAACATGAAATAACTCTATTACTTTACTTTCTATACCAAAAATATCATACATAGGTTCAAGTTTATCATGAATATTTTTAATAATATTCATGTGTTTTGTAAATTCTTGTAATGTTATAAAAGACATATAATTTAACCTTTTATTTAAATTGTTAATTATTAATTTCTCTTTTAGAATATCAATATTAAAATAAAAAATCAACATATTTTTTTTTAATTTATTTTTTTTTTAATTTGATTTTTTAATATTATTTTGTTATAATAAAAACATGTTTTACAGGGATGAATATTTACAGATAATCAAAGGTATATAATGTATTGTAATTATTATAAATTCGGTAAGTGTGTAATAAAAGTCATTACACTATATAATAATGTATTTGATGATAATATACATAAATTTAAGTTTAATAAAACATCATCACCAGATATTATTATTAAACATGTAACTAATTGGATACGAAATCCATTAAAAAAATATAATACTATATTAAATAATAATGATTGGCTAATAAAAGAAAGTAATAATGATATATTTTATTATTATAAACCTTATAATGTAAAAGCAATATCAAATAATATTTATACATATTGGAAAATTTTAATACCAAAACAAATGAAACCATACTATAATAAAGGTATAATGAGTCAATTATGTTTGTTTCATTCTGATAATATTATGATGTATCCTTATTTATTAAAAAATAATGGTATGATTGTTCATGGTAATGGTCTATATAAAAATGGTAAAGGTATTTTATTATTAGGTGAATCTGGTGCTGGTAAATCAACATTAACAAAAATGTTAGAAAAAGATGGTTGGATGTTATTATGTGATGATAGAACTGTTATATATAATAATAAGATGTATGGTCATTGGGTACATGGATCATATAATAAAGTTAATAATCTAAATTGTCGAATTGATAAAATTTATATATTAAAAAAAAATAAAATCTCCTTTATTAAAAATTACAAAAATTACAAAAATATATTTAATGATTTTAGAGTTGATTTTTTTAATTTATCAAAAAGTTATACTAGTAATGTATTAGATATGTTAGATTGTGAAGTAAAAAGTTTATATTTTAATTTATCAGGTGATATATTAAAAGAAATAAAAAATGATATTTTATAAGGAGATAGATACGTGATTAAATATATAATTGTAATAACAATTTTAATTTGTTGTACAAATATTTGGGCTGGTGAAACATTTGGAAATTTTGATAATGTTGAATATGTTAAAAACTATGATGGTGATACTATAACATTTAATATAAAAAATGTTCATCCTTTACTTGGTAAGAAAATTAATATACGTGTATCTGGAATTGATACACCAGAAATTAGAGGTAAATGTATTAAAGAAAAATTTAGAGCACAAGATGCTAAATTTTTTGTTGAAAATATGTGTAGATCAGCAAAAAAAATTGATTTAAGAAATATTAGTAGAGGTAAATATTTTAGAATTTTAGCTGATGTTTATTGTGATGATGTTAGTATTTCTAAAAAATTAATTGACAATCAATTAGCTGTTATATATAATGGAGGTAAAAAAATAAGTTGGTGTGATTAAATTAAAATAAATTGGAGGTTTTTATGATAGGTGAATTAGATAGATATAATAACATAGAAGAAGAAAATTTGTTTGATGAAATTTATTCCAGTATTCATTGTTGTGTTTGTGGTAACATAATACTCAATTCTGATTTTACATATGTATATAATGGTGTTTGTGGTGATACTTGTTTGGAAAAAAGTCTTAAAAAAGGAAATTAAAATGAAATTAAAAGAATATATTAAAAGTTTAAATAAAATGGTAAAAGAAAATCCAGAATTAAATAATTTTGATGTTATTTATTCAGTTGATGATAAAGGAAGTACTTATAAAGAAGTTTACTGTACACCATCAGTTGGTGTTTTTTATTATAATGGTGAATTTTTCATGGATGATGATATACTAGATAATGAAATTGAAAATGCCATTTGTATAAATTAAAAAGGAAATTAAAATGTTAAATGAAGTTCAAAATATTTGTGATGAACATGGTGTGAGATTAATATATTTTGTTAAATTTGGTAGTCATTTATATGGTACTAATACACCTAATTCTGATACTGATTATAAAGGAATATTTTTACCATCTAAAGATCAATTATTACTTCAGAATGTAAGTAAAAGTATTACATTTTCTACGGGGGATAATAACAAAAATACAAAAGATGATATTGATGTTCAATTATGGTCACTTCATTACTTTCTTAAATTGGTTTCAAAAGGTGAAACTAACGCACTTGATTTGTTATTTTCTTTTACTTATCCAGAAATTATTAAATATAGTGATTCTCAAATGAGTCAAATTCATAACCAATATAATAAATTATTTAATATTAAACATTGTAAATCATTTATTGGTTATGCAATTGGACAAGCAAAAAAATATGGAATTAAAGGGTCAAGACTTGGTGTTTTAAAAAAGGTTAATGACATAATTCCTGAAATAGTTAAAGGATTATCTTCAAATCTTCAAATGGATATCAAACAAATTAAATTATCATATGTTATTGATGAAATTATTAATAAATGTTTTGATTCTTCTTATTGTTTTACTAAATTAATTAGTAAAAATGGTCATGATCCAGTTAAATCATTAGTTTTATGTGGTAAAGTTCATCAGGGTAATATTAAACTTCTTGAATTTATTAAAAGAATTAACACTGATTATTTAAAATATGGTAAAAGGGCGGAAGAGGCAGAAAAAAATAATGGTATTGATTGGAAGGCATTATCACATGCAGTAAGATCATTGTTTCAAATGAAACAATTAATTAATAGTGGTTATATTCAATATCCTTTATATAATGCAAATGAAATTCTTGATATTAAACTTGGTAAGTTAACTTTTAAAAAAGTTGAAAAACTTATTTATGATGGTATTATTGAAATCGATAATAAACTTAATGATGAAAATCTTAAAATTTTTAATAAAAAAGATAACAATGTAATTAAAGAAATTATTTTAGGATATTATAATTAGTAAATTAATAAAAAGTGATTGTTGATGAATTTTTCCGAAATTGACAGTATTTTTTGTTGATGCCTGTGGTAAATAAAAACTGATTTAAGTAAATATTGTTTAAAATTGAGGAGTAAATTTAGATGAATGTTTATATTAAAAATAAAAAATTATTAAATTATTTAAAATTGATAGGTATAAACACATGGATTGCAGAAAATGAAAATTTTGATGAAATAGTAGTTTTTTCTGTTAAAGAAAAAAATTATATTAAATTTATAAAATATCTCGAAAATTTTAATATAGATTTTACAATAAACACATCATTTAAAAAAAATTATTTACCTATTGTTGATTTGATTGATAATAAGTTAATTATAGAGGATGATGAAAATATAATTGATGATATACTTGTTATTTCACTTACAATTGATAATCACAAAAAATTATTAAATACACTAAAGATATTGACAGTATAATAAAAACTCTGTATAATCTGTTTATAAATTAAACAGGAGATTATATTTATGGAAAAGTATATTAAATCAGTAACAAAAGCAACTTTAATGAAAGCAAATGAAATTTTTGGTAAAACTTTTAAACCAATAGAAATTAGATATGATATTCAAGGTAAATGTGCTGGACAGTATTGTGTTCAAGGTGATAATGAGTATTTTAGGTATAATATGGATATTGCTAAAAAAAATGGTAAAGAGGTTTTTAAAACAACTGTTGTTCATGAAATTGCTCATTATATAACAAAATGCCTTCATCCTGAATATATTAGACCACATGGTAAAGAATGGAAATCAGTTATGATAGCACTTGGTATTAATGATCCAAAGACAACTCATATAATGAAATGTGCACCAGCAAGAAAAGTAAAAAGAGTACCTGTTAAATGTTCTTGTATGACGCATATGATTACAGTAAATATGAGAACAAAAATTCTTAATGGAAGTGTAAGAATTTGTAAAAAATGTAAAACAAAATTGGTTATTAATTAACTATTAATGATTGACTTTACTAAATATGTTTGATACAATGATTATTGAATGGTTTTAATAATCATAAAAATAAAAATAATGTTAATGTTTTAAGGAGAAAGAAAATGAATAAAAAAGAATTGGTAAATTCGTTGGCAGAACAAAATAATACAACTAAGAAAATGGCAACTGAACTACTTGATAATGTATTGAATATAATGGTTGATACTCTTAGTAAAGGTGAAAATGTTGAACTTTTTGGATTTGGTAAATTTAAAATTAATCCAAGAAAAGCTTATACAGCAAGAAATCCAAAGACAGGTGATCCAATTAATGTTCCTGCAAAAAAAGTGGTTGCGTTTAAACCATCTAAACGACTTAAAGATGCAGTAGATGCAGAATAAAAATTTTTAGTAGTTTTTAAAAAACTACTTTACTTATAAGTAGTAATATGTTATATTACTACTTATAAATTTAGTGATTAAAAGATTGATTACTGCAATTACCTACTTAGATGAATGAATAAAGTTAAAATTAAAAGAAATTTAAAAAATCATAAAATATCAATCTGTTTAATATATCACTATAATGATTTTTGAAAATTATTAATTTTAACTTACTTACCTTTTAAAAAAAGATTGATTTCAGCAAATAATAAAAAATAAATAAATAAAATTTTTCAATTTTTCAATTTTTCAATTTTTCAATTTTTCAATCTGTAAATTAAAAAAAGGGGTATAACATATGAAAACTAATGAAAAATCAGTTCAATATGAACATTCATTAGATCATTGTGTAGAATTTTTTTCAAAGGCAGGTTCTTTATATAATACAACACAATCAAGTTATTTTTATAATAATATTGAAGATATTTTAAATTTATTTCAACGTGCTTGGATAGTTGATAAAGAAATTTCTTTTAAACTTTTGTTGTGGGTAAGAGATTGTCGTGGTGGTGCCGGTAATAGAAGTGGATTTAGAAAGTGTTTAAAATGGTTATCTAAACAACCTAATGGTGTTAATTGGATTAGACAAAATATAAAATTAATACCAAAATATGGTCGTTGGGATGATATGAGAGAATTATTTAATTCTGATTGTCATAAAGATGCGGTTTATGTTTGGAATGAAGCATTAATTGAAAAAGATGTTTTGGCAGCTAAATGGGCTAAAAGAACTGATATTCCATTGTATGTTGATTTGAAAAAAACTGGTTTTGTTAAAAATATGGGTGATTTTAGAAGACTTCTTTCAGGTATTAGAAAAGACCATATTGTTGAATCTAAAATGTGTGATAATAGATGGACAGATATTAAATATAAAAATGTACCATCCGTTGCAATGTCAAGATATAATAGTGCATTTATTAATCATGATGAAATTGGAATGATAAAATATAAAAATGATTTAAAATCAAATAAAGTTACAATTAATGCTGATGTGTTGTTTCCACATGATTGTAAAAAGACAGCTATTAATGGTGACAAAGATATAGCAAATGCTCAATTTGATAATCTTCCTAATTATATGACTGATAATAATATTATGGTTCTTTGTGATTCATCAGGATCAATGTTATCATCTATATCTAATAGTACTACAGCATATGATGTATCAACATCTTTAGCATTATATTGTTCAGGTAAATTATCAAAAAATAACCCATTTTATAAAAAGTTTATCCAGTTTGAATCCGAAAGTATATTTACTGATTGGTCAAACACTAATTTTGCTGATACATTTCCGACTGATAATTGGGATGGAAATAATTTTTTTAATGGTGCTTGTGGATCAACAAGAATTGATAAAGCATTAGATTTAATATTATTAACAGGTAAAATGTTTAATGTTACAAATAATGATATGCCATCAATGTTATTGATTTGTTCAGATATGCAATTTTCTATTGGATGTAAAAGTAATTCAAATTCTGTATTAACAGAGGTTGAACAATCATTAAAAAAATGGGATGATGCTGGATTTAAAAGACCAAAAATTGTTTATTGGAATCTTGTTGGGTATGGTGGTTCACCTGATACTGTTGATTCAAAAAATATTGGTTTAGTATCTGGATTTTCACCATCAATATTAAAAAGTATATTGTCATGTGATGATTTTTCTCCAAAGGCAATTATGATGGAAACACTTAAAAAATATAACAAAGATTTAGTAATACCAAAATGATTTGATAATTTTTATAATAAGGTATATTATGTAAATACATAATATACCTTTTTTAATAATGTGGAGTAAAAATGAAAACAATACTTATAACTGGTGGTGCTGGGTTTGTGGGTCATCATATTGTAGAACACTATTTAAAAAATACAGATTGGAACATAATAATTTTTGATAAATTATCATATGCTAGTAATGGATTTGATAGAGTAAGAGATATAGATGCATATGATGATAAGAGAGTAATAATTTTTACATGTGATTTAACAAAACCTATACCAACTGGTATAAGAAATGAGTGTCTTGATGTAAACTATATAATTCATCTGGCTGCAGAAAGTCATGTGGATAAATCAATTTCTTTTCCTGTTCAGTTTGTAGAATCTAATATTATGGGTACTGTATATTTTTTAGAATTTGTAAAATCTCTTAATAATCTTGAAAACTTTTTTTATTTTTCTACTGATGAAGTATTTGGACCTGCACCAATTGGTATTAATTATAAAGAAAACGATATATATAATTGTACAAATCCTTATTCTGCATCAAAGGCTAGTGCTGAACAATTTTGTGTAGCATATAATAATTGTTATCATATACCAATTACAGTAACAAGATCTATGAATATTTTTGGTGAAAGACAACATCCTGAAAAATTTATACCACTTTGTATTAATAAAATACTTAATAATGAAACTATAATAATTCACTCATCACCAGATGGAAAAATATCAGGTTCAAGATATTATATTCATGCAAGAAATGTTGCAAGTGCTATTGATTTTCTTGTAAAAAAACCTGTTAGGGTGAATATTGAATTTTATAATATTGTTGGTGAAAAAGAAATTTCAAATTTAACACTTGCTAAAACTATTGGTGATATAATGGGTAAAGAAGCAAAAACAAAAATGGTTGATTTTCATTCTGCTAGACCTGGACATGATCTTAGATATGCATTAGATGGATCAAAATTAAATGAATATGGTTGGAAAATTCCAATGAAATTGGAAAATTCTCTTGAAAGAACTGTTAAATGGTTTATTGATAAAAAGGATAAATGGCTATAAAAATAACTTGACATAATTTTTAATAACGTGTATATTGGAAAAAATTAAAGGAAATAATTATGTTAGAAACACAGAAATTTTTACAGACAGGAACAATTGATGATATTAGTAAATCTTTTGGTATTCATACAAAAGTTTATGATGATAGAATAGTGTTTAATTATCGTATAGACTCTAAACCAAAATTTCATCCTATTGTACTTGAATGTAGAGGACTTATTTTATCATTGCCTGATTATAAAGTATTATGTAGAAGTTTTGATAGATTTTTTAATTATGGTGAAGGAGATGATAAAGATAGTTTTAACTGGAATAATTGTATTGTTTTTAATAAATTAGATGGATCTTTAATTAATGTGTATCATGATGGTAATAAATGGTGTGCTGCTACAAGAGGAACGGCTTTTGCAGAAGGTAAAACACCTATGGATAAAACTTATTACAATTTATTTCTTGACGCTATTGGTACTGATTTAGAACATGGTTTTGAATTTTGTTCAAAACATCATACTTATATATTTGAAATTACTTCACCAGAAAATAGAATAGTGACAAGATATTATGAAACAACTACAACTTTATTAGCTATTAGAAATAATTTGACTGGATTATATGTTGATTATGATTGTATTAATACTAAAACAGATTTTAATATGCAAACTGATGGTCTGGCCCCGAGTTATAATTTAAACAATCCAAAAGATATTATAAAATTTGTTGAAGGTAGAGATGCTATGGATGAAGGAGTTGTTTGTTTTGACAAATATACACAAAAAAGAATTAAAATTAAAAATGCATCTTATGTAGCAATTCATAGATTGAAAGGTGAAGGTGAAAATTCGGTAAAGGGATTTGTTGAATTGGCATTTAAACAAGAAGAAGAAGAATTTTTGTGTTATTTTTCTGAATATACTGATATTATGAACAAATACACTAATGCATATAATAAGTTTATTGATTCAATTAATAATTTATGGAATAAAACTAAACACATTAAAGATCAAAAAGAATTTGCTATGATAGTTAAAGATACACCAATATCAGGTATACTATTTAGTTTAAAAAAAGGTAATAACATAGTAGATATTATTGAAAATTTATCAATAGATAAAAAAGTTAATTTATTATTTAATTTTATTAAATAAAAGGATATATGTAATATGAGAAGGGAATTGTGGGAATTTAAGTATGCACCAACAAAATTTGATGAAATGATATTAAATGATAATATCAAACCTGCACTAAAAGATGCATTAAAAACAAGACCAAATATGTTAATATATGGACCACCAGGTGTTGGTAAAGGTACATTTGTTGAAGTTCTTAAAAATTACAATGATTTAAATGGTTTAACTTTAAAAATTAATGCAAGTGATGAAACAGGTATTGATGCTATGAGAGATAAGGTTAAATCTTTTGCAACTGCTATGTCAATTGATAAAATGAAATTGGTATATCTTAATGAGGCTGATTCATTAACAAGTGGACCTCAAGGTTCACAAAAAATGTTACGTGATTTGATGGAATCAACACAAAATAATACACAATTTATTCTTGTTTTAAATTATATAAATTTAGTAATACCTGAAATTTTATCAAGGTGTCAGGTATATAATATCACGTCTCCACCTGCTGTAGATATTTTTAAATATTGTCAAAAAATTCTATTATCTGAAAAAGTGAAATTTAAACCTGATTCATTGATTTCTCTTGTTAAAAAATGTTATCCTGATGTTAGAAATACAATAATTACATTACAACAAAATGTTATTGATGGTGTATTAAGTGATAATCTTGTGGAGTCTGCATCTGAACAAGTATATAAACAGATACTTGATAATATGATGAAAGATCCAAGTGAAGTTAGAAAAATTTTGAAAAGTAATACTATTCATTATGATGGTTTGTATAATTATTTATATGAACAATTAATGACTGATGATGATTTATTTACTGATGATGGTAGTGCCATTATTCATACAGGTGAAGCATCATATAGAAATAGTATAGTGGCTAATAAAGAAATTAATTTTATGTCAATGTATTTTAAAATGTTAAATGATGGAACTATAAAATTATGATAAATGATTTTAATACAAACACAGATAATGAAGAACAGTGGTTAACTCCACCAGATATTATTAAATCTCTTGGTGAATTTGATTTAGACCCTTGTGCTCCAGAAGAAAATGTTAGACCATGGAGTACTGCAAAGAACCATTTTACTAAAAGTGTTAATGGTTTAAATCAAAAGTGGGAAGGGAGAGTATGGTGTAATCCACCTAAAGACATTTGATTGGATTCAGAAATTAGCATATCATGGGAATGGTATTGATCTTATCTTTGCTATAACAGAAACCATTGGTTTTCATAAAGAGAGTTACATCCATACAAATATATAAACATAGGTGATTTTATATGAAAAAATATAAAAAAATATCAAATGATCTTTTTGGAACAATAAATGCGATAAATAATAAAATAGATATCAAATATGATAAAAAAATTGCCAGTGCATATATGTTAACTCTGTGGTTATCACATGAAAAGGAGTTAATGTTTTATGTTGATAAGATTAATCAAATGTTGTACTCTTTACCTGATGAACTTGTATTTAAATATTTCTTCAAGAAAATACCTAAAAAAAGAAGATATATTAAATGGATTAAAAAGGGTAAAGTAAATAAGAAAAAACAAAAAGAAATCGATATCTTATGTAATACATATAATATTAGTAAAAATGAGGCTATGATATCAATTTAAAGGATATGAAATGAGATTTAAAGATTATATAAATGAAAATTCATTATCAAAAGTGTGGAATCATATGCAAAAACATGATTCTGGAACAATTACAGCATTTAGAGATGCAAGAGAATGTGGTGATGGTCAACCATATACCAAAGGTGAAAACAAAGCCAGAAATAAGGTTTTACTTGCATCATTACTATCTAAAAAGTTTTCTATTACAAAAGTTAAAGGTTCATATATAGAAAATTATGGATCAAAAAATGAAAAACAAGTAGGTGAAGATGTTTTTCTTGTGGTAGATATCAATGATACAGGCAATCTTAAAAAGACGCTTAAAAAGTTGGGTGCAGAATATGAACAAGATAGTATTTTGTTTATACCAAAAGGTGGTAAAGAAGGTATTTTAATAGGTACAAATACTTGTCCTGATGGGTTTCCGGGTTATGGGAAAATTCGTAAATTTGGTAATCCTATATTTGGTAAAGATGGTCAAATGTCCACAAAAGTTAATGGTAGACCTTTTATTCTGAAAGAAGATTTTCAACATGTTAAAAGACCTACTAATAATATGGGTAAATGGGCAATGAATGCATTGGTTAAAGGTGGATGGAAAAAATATTATGAAGAGAATAGTGATAGTCTTGATAATATTATCAAATTTGATCAATTAACAAAATTTATGAATGAATCAACAGATGAACAGATGAAACAGTATAGAAAATTGATTGATAATGCTGATGTTGATAATCTCAAACGATTAGTTGATGGAGAAATGCTAAATGATTGATGAAGCAGCATATAAAGGAAATATTGGTGCTCTTGAAATGGTTCAACTATATCAAAAAGCAACAGCTAAAGAAATTAAAGAAATTGAAAAAATAGTAAATAATGGGGATTGGGTATCTTACAAAAAAATTGTTAAAAGAATTTTAGGTGTATCACTTAAATAAAAAAAGGAATTTGTATGAAATTAAATGTAGAAAATTTAAAAGATGTTATTAAAAGATCAACATTGAATTATTTAATATCGTCAATTCAGTTAAAATTTAATAATGATAAAATAATTAGTAATATGATTTCAACATCTATGGATGCTGTTATTATGTTGGAACTTGATAATAATGTTATTGATATAAAATCAAAAGATGATATTATGTTCAATTTTACAGAACCAAATATTAATGTTAAACCATTTTTAGATTTAATTGATGATGAACTAATTGATATTGTTATTGATGATTCAAAAGTTAAATTAGGATCATCAAAACAAAAAATGACATTTCATTTTAGTTCACCAGATTTTGTATCATCTTATAAAGGTGACAAACCAAAAATTGATAATTGGTTTTTTAACGAGAAAATTAATGATGATATTATAAATAAATTTAATAAAATCAAAAAAATAGCAGGTAAATTTGGTAAAATATATTTTACTATAGAAGATAATAAACTATATATTGAAACAACTGATAAAACTAATACGTTTGCCAATAGCATGAAATTTGAAATAGGTGACGTTGATTATAAAAATTTGACTCTTTGTTTTGATTTTAAAAATGTTAATGCACTGTTATCATTAATATCAAAAACTTACGATAATTATATTATTAAATTACATATAACAGAAGATGAAGAAGGTGGTATGTTAAAATTTGAAAAAACAGATGGCTCAGAAAATTTTTATTTTGTATCATATACAGAATAAAGGATAAAACATATTATTTTTAAATTTAATAAATTAAAGGTGATTTGTATATAATTTCAGGTATGAAGAAGATAATGATGATATTGTTTAATTCCTGTTGTTACAGAATCACTAAAAAATAAAAGGATGTATATAATGGATATATCTAATGCGTTTGATATTATTAAAGATAAATTACAAAAGGATTTCATGTATGCATGGGGTTGGCATTGTAATATTGCAGTATGTTCACAAGATGAAGGTATGGATCATGTATCATCAAATAAGGCAGCAGCAAGATTTATGAAAATATGTTTTGATGTTGATACTACACAAGATGCTTTTGATAGAAATATGAAAACAAATGAAAACAGATAAATATGAGAATAAATCAATAAAGATAGTTGATAGTGGTATTAAAAATGTATTAAAATTTTTTAATGATCATGATAATTATTTTGATCATGATCAATCAGTATTATATTTTACTCTTTGTTTTTATCCTGAATATGATATAAAATTTTTTAAATCTGATGATAAAAATACTATGTTTAATTCTGATGATATATATTTTAATGGTGATATTTTAATAGGTATAAGTAGTGGTATGTCTAAAGAAGGAATGAAATGGATACAATTAAAAAATATTATTAAAAAAAGATTACAACATAGAGAAATTTTATTAAATAAAAAAACAAATAAAATGTTTGATATACCAAATAATATATCTGTTAGAAACTACTTAGCTAATAATTTTGCTGATAATATCATATCTGCACATGTAGAATTACAAGAATATGGTAATACACAAACAGGTGCTCTATATAAAATTTTTCTTGATAAAACTGATATATTACAAATAGATTTTTTTAATGAATTAAAAAAATTGTGGAAGAAAAAAATAATAGCAGAAATATAAGGAGATAATATGTTAAAAGAACAAGAGCAAAAACAATATCAATTATTAATTAAAAATAATAATATGTTAAATTTTAAAATTTTAATGGGTGAATTTAAGGGTAAATATGTTCATATTAAATTACCAGTTGAATTTACTGATGATACAAAAGAAGAAGTTGAATTAGAATTTGATTATCCTGATGGTGTTGATAAAGAATCATTTAATAAAGTAGTAGGTGAATGTTTTTTTGATATTTATGGTAAATCAAAAAAGAAAAGTGCAGTAGAATCATTAAAAAAAATTCAAGAAGAAATTGAATCAGTAAAAAAAGAAGCATTTGAAAAAGCAAAAATAAAAGCAAAAAATATGTCTAAGAAATCTTAATTGTTTTACCTTCGATGACATCAAATTCATTAATATTAAAAGATTCCCTTTCATAAAAATTCATTCTTTGTTTACCATGTCTTTTAATAATTTTGGTGTCATCGACTAAATCCCATATAAATGCACCTGAATCTTCTTTATTAAAATACATTCTGAGAGCCCTGCCTACACTTTGTAATACCCTTATATTACTTTTGAACGAACTAACAAGAATTAAGTGTTTAAGTGATTTTATATTAATACCAGCTTGAAATATCCCATATGTGGCGATTAATACAATATTTTTTTTATCATGAACTTTTTTTTGCCATTTAGCACGTGTGTTAGCATCATCTCTACCTGATAAAAATTTAATAGTTTTTCCTTTAAGATAATTTTCAAGCATTTCTTTTAAAACATCACCTTCTTTTTCAACTTTTCCAACAAGTAATAATATAGAACCGTCTGCATTATTAATAATTGATCTAATAACATTTAATCTAAGTGGATGATTAAATGTTTCTTCTATCATAATATTATAATCTTTTGAAAATTTTTGTTTATATTTAATATTAACAACATTAATATTACCTTTGGATATATAACCACCATCGGCAATTTCTTTATTGGAATATTCTTTAAGAATTGGTCCTATATATGATTTAACTTCTTGTTCTTCAAGTGGGTGATCAGGTATTGTACCTGTAAATCCAAATATATATTGGGCAGTAGATTGTTTTATTATGTTTTTTAAAACTTTACCTTTTGCACCATGAACCTCATCAACTATAACAGTATCAAATTTTGGTACTTCATGTTGATTATTTTTGAGACTTTGCCATGTCGATATTACAATAGGTTTATCAAATTGTTTATGTGTAGAATTAACTTTACCAAGAAGATTTTCAGACATTCCATATTCAATTAAATCATCATAAAATTGTTTAATAAGTCCTAAATTTGGTACAATTATCATTTGTTTATTACTAAATGGTAATAATGTCTTAATAATATAGGTGATCGACAAACTTTTTCCACTTGCAGTTGGCATCCGAAAAATACCTTTACTATGTTTTAAAGCACTTTCTATTACTTCTTCTTGGTACCAATAAGGATAATATAATAAATCATATATAGGTTCACGTTTAGGTGGACAAAATAATTCTTTAATGTTATCATTGACTGTCAAATTTAAATCATCGTATTTAGTTAATGTAAATTTTATAAGATCATCTAATAGACCAAATGGTAGTTTTCTTGATGACTTATTAAATAAAGATGTCTTACCATTCCATGAACCAGACATAAAACGAGGCATAAATCTATAATTTTTAACATAATAAGAGAAATGGTTTGCAATATCATTTAAATATCTGAAATTATCACTATCTATTACTATTTTTTTTCCAACTAATTTTAAATGAACATCATCTGACATTAATTATTCTCCGCTTGATAGAACATTTTCATTTTCCATGCTAGTTGATCTAATGCTTTCCAAACTGATTCAAAGAAATCTGTTCTAAGTTCTTGTTTTAATATTAGTTTTTTAATAGCACCTAAATCTTTATCTTTTGGTAAATAATATTTTTCTATTTCTATTTTTGTTAATGGTTTTTCAGATTCAAATTTATAGTGATCATATAATTTACCTTGAGTTTTTTCAAATATATCAGTTATTTTTAATAAATTATGTTTTTCTTTAAGGTATAATAATCTAAATTGTTCAGAAATAAAAGGTTGATCTTTTACTTTTTCTGAAAAATTAAATTCATTAAATTTGAGTAAATCATTAATTTTATAATCTTGATATAATTTTAATAAAATATCATTTTCATCAATATCATTTTGAATTTTTAATAACAATTTTTCGTCTAATGTTGTCATTTATTTCTCCTTGAATATATGTATTTATAATGATAACATACTGTATTGATAATGTAAAGTTGATTTTTTTTATTAAATAATGTATACTATAAAAAAAAATAGAAAGGAACTGATCTGAAATGGAATTTAAAATACTTGAACATGATGATGACTTATATGTATTAAAATTATTTGATACTGAATTTAATGGATTGATAATATCATTATATGGAATTGGTTTTACAAAAGGAAAGTTATATTATCATTATAATATAATGAATGAAACTGAATTGACAAATATTACAAATTTAGATATACTTATGGATAATATTGCTAAAGAATTGTATTTAAAGGAGATTATATGAAATCTATTGTTATAATGAAAGGTAATAAAGTATTTGAAGGAGACTTTATATTTCATAAAACAAAACCAAAATTTTTACCATTAAAAAATGTTAAAAAAATTGAAGATATTAAAAATATTGATTTATATTTAAATTTTGATGATAAACATAAATTATTTGGATTAAAATTAACAAAAAAAGAAGTAAAAGATTATTTATCGTTAATGGGTATTAAAAAATTATTATTTATAAATGAATTACCATCTGATAATAGTAATAAAGAAACCAAAAAATATTGGTGGAAATATATAAATGCTATTTGTCAAAAATGTGAACTTGATTGTAAACAATCATCAAAAGTTGAATTAATTGTTTGTGAAAAGTATAAAGGTGAATAAATGACAGAAGATTTATTTATAGAACAATGTATCATAAAAACTATGATGCAAGATGATGAATATGCATTTATGATAACTTCTGTATTTAAAACTGAATATTTTGATATTCCAGGTGTATCATCAATATTTGAATCAATTAAACAAAATTTACAAAATCATAATGAATTACCACAAAAAGATGTTATTATTAATACTGTTAAAGATAAAGATGATGTTAAAAAGTTTTTTGAAGAATTAAATTTTATTGATTTTAACCCTTCAAAAAACTATGAATGGTTATTGGAAAAAACTAATATTTATTTAAAAGATAAAGCAATTAAAACTGCTATAATACAATCCGTTGATATTATTGATGAAAAACAACCAATATCAAAAATTAGAGAATTAATAGAAGAAGCCTTATGTAAAGATATAAAAATTGATCTTGGTACAAATTATTTTAATGATTTTGGACTGAGAATTGAAAATATTGAAAAATCAAATTTAAAAATAATACCAACATATTATCCTTTATTAGATGAATATCTTAATGGTGGATTTATACCCTATTCTTTCAGTGTTATTGGTGCACCAATCCATAAAGGAAAATCTTTATTAATGGCAAATATAGCATCAAGACAAGTACAAATGGGACATAATGTTGTATTAATGTCAATGGAAATGTCAGAAGATTCATTTGCTCAAAGATTTGATTCTATTTATAGTAAAATTGATATTAATAAAATGTATATTAATGAAAAATTAAAAATTAAAATGATAAAAGAAATTTTAATTTTAGGATCAAAAAAGAATACAGGAAATTTGTTTATTAAAGAATTTCCAACAGGTAATGCATCTGTTAATGATTTTAGAATATATTTAAGAGAATTGAAAATGCGTAAAATTAATATAGATATTTTATATTGTGATTATGTTCAATTAATGAAACCTGAATATGTAACAGGTAATACATATATTGATGTCAAAAAAGTATCAGAAGATTTAAGAGCATTAAGTTTAGAATTTAATATTCCAATAGTCACTGCTACACAAATAAATAGAGAAGGTAGTAGACTTGATTTAAAAGAGGTTGATCATAATTATGTGGCAGAAAGTGCTGGTATAGCAGCAACTGCAGATTTTATGTTATTTCTTGGTGATGATGAAGATAAATTTACTTATGAAAATGAAATACATTATAAAATAGGTAAAAATAGATTAGGTGGTAGAGTTGGTGATATTAATAAATTTTTTATTGACACTAGATCATTAAAAATGTATTGTGAAAGTGAATATGAAAAATGGATTGATGATGCAAATATATCAAATGACTCAAGGAATACAAAAAATTGATATTAAACAAGAAAAAAAATTATGAGATTGTATTGTTATGAATAGTGTGTTTGTTTATGGTACATTAAAAAAAGGATATGGTAATCATTATATATTACAAAATTCTAAATTTTGTGGTAATGCTGTTACTATTGAAAAATATTTATTTCTTGAATTGGGAATACCATTTTTAACAAAAAATCAAAAACATAAAAAAAGAACTTATGTTTTTGGTGAAGTATATAATGTTAATAATGAAATTTTAACAAATTTAGATGATCTTGAAGGTCATCCAACATTTTATAAAAGAGAACCTATTTGGGTTAAAATACATAACAAATATAAATATGTGTTTACATATTTTATTTCAAATGACTATTATAATGAAAATAATTGTTATATTAATAGTAGTGGAATATATGAAAATGGGAGTAATCTATGATTTCTTTTGATGTTTTATTTATGTCTTATATAAAAATTATTATAGATTTTATAATGATTAATAAAATAACACTTTTAACTATATATTATATATTAGATAAAATAGCACAAAAAACAAAAACAACTTTAGATGATAAAATTTTAACTTTAATAAAAAATATTTTCTTACGATTGATAGGTAGAAGTGATATAGTAATATCAAAATATCAAAATATCAAAACTGAAAAAGATATAATTAAAAAAAAGACTTGATATAATATGAAAACTCGTATATTATAAATATATGAAATAAAATAAGGAATTTAAATAAAATGTCTACTGTTCAAATAGCAAGTGATTTACATCTTGAATTTTTTGGGAGTGATTTATATGAAATAAGAAAATTTTTAAAAACTCTTAAAACTAATGCTGATATTCTTCTTCTTGCTGGTGATACTTTTAATATTACATATTTGGATATACAGATGGATTGTATATCTAATATTTTCAATAATACAAAAGTTATTTTTATACCGGGAAATCATGAGTATTATTATTCTAATAAAGAAAAAATGGAAAATTTATTAATGAAAAAATCAGAGAAATATAATAATATTACTTTTCTCGAAAATGATTATATATTTATTGATGATAAGACTGTTATTATTGGTGCTTGTGGATGGAACGATAAATTTAATAGTCTTGGTGCTAAAATGATGAATGATTTTGTATTAATAAAAGATTTATCACAAAATAAATATAAAAGTATGACATGGAATAATATATCAAAAGAATTTTTTAAAATGTCATTTAAAAAGTTCCAAGATAAAAAAATTATTTGTGTAACACATAATTCTCCATTATTAGATTTTATACCATCAAAATATTTGGGTAGTAATTTAAATTCATTTTTTGCTAATGATTGGTCAGATATAATTCAAATGTTTAAGCCAGATGTTTGGGTATCTGGACATTATCATCAATTTAAGAAATTTGAAAAATTTGAAACATTGTTTATCGAAAACGGATTTGGTTATTTTAAACATGATCAGGTTAAAGATTTTAATAATAAATTAATAATAAATATATAAGGTGAATAAATGAAATTAACTGATAAGATACAAATTATAAAAACTATGGATTCTAATTTTGAATATGGTGAATTTATTAAATCAAATGTGGCACAAAGACTTAATATAAAAAATATACCAACACCAGATCAATGGAAAAATATTGAAATTTTAACTAATAATATATTACAACCAGTTAGAGACAAGTTTGGGAGTATTAGAATTACATCAGGTTTTAGAAGTGTAGAATTATGTGAAGCCATCGGTAGTTCAAAATATTCAAATCATGCAAAAGGTGAATCAGCAGACATCGAACCATATGATTCAACAATTTCATTGTGGTCTATTTTAGATTGGATATATAATAATTGTGAATTTAGAGAACTTATTGCGGAATATTTTCCTCATGGATGGATACATGTAACGTATAGAAAAGGTGCCAATAATAAACAATTGAAATTAAAAGATAAAAATCATAATTATAAAAAAATGACTTATGAAGAAATAAAAAATATTTATGGTAATAAATTTTAACTTGACATATAATATTATTTTATTTAATATTAATCATTAATCATTTAAAAAAGAGGTTATTTATGGAATTTAACAAATATTATGATATTGAAAATTCTTATAGACAAAAATTTATTAAAAAATTTAAAAAAAAATTTGATGATTTGGATAAAATATCTTTTATTATTCTAGAAAAACTTCATGGTGCTAATTTTCAAATTGCTATTGACATTGACGGTACAGTTGAATTTTGTACAAGGAAACGTATACTTAGTTCTGATGAAAATTTTTATAATTGGCAAGATGCCGTTAAAAAACTTAATCTTGATGATATAATAAATTTTACAAAAAACGCAAATTATCCAGTAAGATTATATGGTGAATTGTTTGGTAAAGGGGTTAATAAAGGTGTTAAATATCAAAATGAAAAACTAATTAATTTTTTTGATATTAAAATAGGATCAGTATATAAAGATTTTGAGTTTTTTGAAAATCTTATGATAGATTTTAATTTACCTGTGGTACCTGTTATTAAGAGAAATGTAACTTTTGAAGAATTTATAAATTTTGAAGTAGAAACTCTTATTTCAAAAATTCTTAATAAATCAGGTAATATTGCAGAAGGTATTATTGGTAGACCAAGTTCAAAAGAATTATTTTTTGGGCATGATAGATTTATTTTAAAAAAGAAATCTAAAAAGTTCAAAGAAAATTCTGAAAAAAGAAATAAAATACCCAAAAAAACTGACCCAATAGTTGAATCATGGAGACCATTGGTACTTAATTATGTTACTGAAGCAAGACTTAATAATTTATTTAGTAAAATGGGACTTATTGAATTTCCAAAACAAATTGGAAATTATATTAAAGAATATTTTATTGATGTAAGAAAAGATTTTATTAAAGATTATCCTGAATATAAAACTATTAATTTATCTAAAAAACAAGATAAAGATATTTTTAATTTTAGTAAAATAGTAGTAAAATGGTTGAATAAATGTCTATAACTTCTATAGAAATTAATAAGTTAAAAAATTTAATTGAAAAGTATGGTAGTGATGATGATATTAGAAATTTTAATTTTATTTCAACATCATTTCTCAGTGTCAAATTATTATCAAAAAGACTTACAAGGAATTATAAAAGAAATATAATAAAAAAATACTTGAAATAATATTAAATTAGTATATAAT